GCTTCTTACGAACAGCAGATGCCTTACGAATCATAGCCATATATGTAAATTCCTCTCTAAATCTTTTCTTTTATTAAACTTTCAAACACTCATACCACGGATCACCCGTTTCAACTGCATGAGCAACATAATCTAACTGACGGGTGATGTTATCCACACTATCAACCAGAAGGTCTTTGCACCCTACCGGAACAGCACCACCATTGCATTCTGCGTCAGCTTTAGCTTCTGCAATAATCTCAGGATGCGTAGTAAACACAATAGACATCATCGGAGAGTCTTCTTCAGGTTCCTTTTCAAGTGCTTCGATGTAGACAATGTAAAATTTCATGCCATTATAGGCGGTATACTCAAGAGTATTCTGCATAACTAAACTCCTTATGTATCCTGTATTACATAGCTAATACTAAAAAATTTTAGCCCCAATCGACCTCTTCCTCATCTGCAGGAGTTGCAGTGGATTTATTAGAACCACCCCACCAAGAAGTGTCGTTCTCAGCAGCCTTTCCATCGAAGTCCTTCTTTGCCTGATCGTTGGCAGCAATTTTTGCCCGTGCCTCAGAGATATTGTCCTCAGTGTAAGTGGGCTCCGCATCCTTATCACCAGGATTCGGATCAAAGGAATCAGGATTAACACCCTCGATATACAGCTTGCGAACTGCCGGAGTACCCTGACGCTTCATCTTGTTAGGGCCACCCCAGATATTCTCAGTCTCAACTTCCTCAACCTTCTGCTGATTAACGATGGGACCAAAACACTCGAAGCTAGTATAAGGCTTCAGACGCTTACGAATAGAATCAGCCAGGACCTTATTCTGAGCGTTTGCCTTATAATCAATGAAGAACTCTGCATCCTCGATGGTGTTATAGTTTACGATCTTCGCATCGACAACTACCTCATCGCACTCATCGCTCTTGCGGCAACCAGTGTAAACAATGGTCTGAGTAAACAGAGCCAGCTCCTCGAAACCCTCTGCATCAAAGTCAATTTCCTTAGAACTCAGAGACACCTGAGTAGGAACGAAGCGGATCTGGTGCTTTCCGTTGTAAGTGCTGTACTCGATGTTACCACGGACATACACGTTATCACCGTCATGCAGGTTCTCAGAGATTTCCTTGGCTGCATCGAAATCGGTCAGAGTCTTGTTATCATTGATAACCTTACCAGACTCATTCGTCTTCTTGGTAACACCGACCTTAACGCCAATCATATCATAGCCTTCCGGTGCAACATAAGTCAGACGATCCTTCCAAGTGACTTCCTTCTTATCCTTCTCGATGCCCTTGTCCTTATCGGCACGGCGGAAGAAGTAAACCTTATCACGAGGCATACCAGCCAGATCAACATAGAAAGTGTTTTCATTGGAAGTCTGAACGCCAAAGCTCAGGACACGGCGCATAGCACCACTCTTAGTCTCCTTCTCGTTATAGAAGTTACTACGCTGGGTGCCGGTGACCTTACCAGCCATCTCAAAAGAACCACGGGTCTGAGGAAGATTAAAAATTCTATCTGCCATATCAAGTCTCCTTTATGTAATTTTGTTTCATCGATAATCACTTATGTTTCTTTTTTGTTGTCTTGAATCAATTCATGCACTATTCATTCTATATGTTATCCTCCGTCTGGCTTATTGATGGCTTATATTTCATACGGCACTCGCCGTTAGAAATCGTTCTTTAAGGGATTATGTACAAACATTGCGCCAAGCACTATTGGGAGCCGTTCTGAACACTCAGGACACAAATCAAAACTCAAAAGCAAACCATCAAGTTGGCTACCATAAGAGTATTGATACTCAAAACTGATTCCCTGTTCGCTACCTATCGGCTTGATTTCACGGCCACACCAGTTACATATTTTCTTACATGTGTTCATAGCGGCATCACCCCATTTTTAATACTCTCTATCACGGAACATCTTAGATTGAGCACGAGTCAGTCTAATGTTCCGACCATACTTAGATCTGAATGCTGACTGCAGCTTGTTGTTTGCGTATTCGAGGTCACTCTCCAGAATCTTTGCAGCTTCTTCAATGTAATCTCGAATGGCACAATACTGGTCGCTATTGATACAATGCGTCTTTAGATAATCAAGCATATCGACTGCCTGATTTTTCAAAAGAAGTGCATCCTCAAGCTGGGTCTTGCGCCGTTGGAAGAAATCTATATTCAAGTGAACATCTCCTCCTTCTTTTCAGTAAACCTACTCCAATCCATCTTGCGATGACAATCAGAACATTCACGCTCGAACTTCTCCAGCTTCATCACACAAAACGGACAAAGATATGTATTCTTTTCCTTTTGGAAGATAGGACTTGCCGGAATACTCAAAGAGCCAGGGTCGATGGTTGCATTGATAGGAATTTTGCTGTTCATCGTGTCACCTCTTATTTGAATTAGCCTTTTATGAGATTTAGTCTTCTGGAAAATGCTTCTTTGTCACCGCAACGCAAAACGGTTCAATTTCAGATCCCCAGATAGCAGTACCATCACCATACGTACTTTCAAAGACAAGCGGAAAGCCACCGATTCCATCGAAAAGACTGCCAAGCGTAGGATTCTCACCGATATACGGCTTCATTTTCTGGAAAATCCAGTACCACTGCGGCAACGCAATCGAATTGCCGAGTGCCTTATAACGAGCTGCGTCAGAAGTTTTATGCTTCTTTTCGTTCTCATCAATCCAGTCACCGATATCTGTCCATCCATCAGGAAACCCCTGAAGCCGTTCATCCTCCAAAGGAGTCAAACGGCGAACAATCCATCGTAGATTCTTTGTTTCTTTCTCTGTAATCAGGTCAGTAGCGTCCTTGTAGTCACGAGATTTCATCGTACTAGCCTGTTCACTTTCCTTGTATTCACCAATGCGTTGCATCGCAAAGGCTTTCTTCTCAATGACCAGTGGCATATTATTGCCACCAGTTCCCCACTGAGCAGTACAAGTCGGACTTGTATCACTCTGCTGAGTGTATCGAGCGTCCTGACTGTGGCTCTCAAACACCACCGGCGAAATCTTTTGTTTTAAATTATGTAAGGATGGATTTTCTGCCAAGCAAATCAGCGTCTGGTCTTGTAACGTAGAAATCGTTGCGCTCAATTCAGTTTGAACCAGAGCACCTTTACCGCCACCTTCACATCCAGAACGGACTTTTAGAGTGTAGGCTGCAGGTTCTGTGCATCGAGTCGAAGTCTCTCGATGGTCTGACTCCAATACTCGTCCAATTCCTTCTCTTCCAGACCCTCTTGTTCCTTCACTTTCTGCACCACCTGTGACAGAGTTCCTGGATTCCACCATTCGATCATATCCAGCAATGCTTGCTTCAGGAGTTCGGGCAAAGGTTTTCCACGCCGGGATGCTCTCACAAGAATCCCCTGACATGCTCGTGCGTTCAAATAGAATTTCTGAGGCACGTTGTCCTCCAAAATCCATGACAAGCGCGATTCTCTGGCGGCGCTGGGCGACTCCCCAGTATTTAGCGTCGAACAATCTCCATGCAAGAGACCATCCATTACCGAAAATCGCTCCAGATTTTGCCCACTTTCCGTTCTTTCCTGAAGGTCGAGGAATTGAAACGTCTGGCTCGACAATGCGTGCAAATCTTTCCAACACACATCTGAAGTCTTCACCTTTGCTTGAGCTGAAAGCTCCTCTGACATTTTCCCAGATTGCGAATTTTGGATATTCTCCATTAGTGGCCTCCCTCATTTCTGTAATCACACGAATCATTTCAAGGAACAATCCAGAGCGTTCACCAGCCAAACCTTCACGTTTACCTGCCTGACTCAAATCTTGGCATGGACTGCCTCCTGTGATACAGGAAACCGGTTCAATCTGCCATCCATGAAGTTGTGTAATATCTCCGTAATGCTTCAGTTTTCATTCCTCCTTTTTGTATCCTGTATTATATAGCTAAATCTCCGAAAATGAGCGAAAAAATAACAGACGTATCAACGTCATATTATTTCATCGCTTATAAAACAAAAATTCTAGCAGATTTTATGTATACCCTATTGGGCTGGTGGGACAGGCAAGATTTGAACTCGCGACCAAGCGGTTATGAGCCGCCAGCTCTGACCAACTGAGCTACTATCCCATGCAAACGCCGACTTTCATCGGCGTGATGCCAGTGAAGGAATCGAACCTTATCTCTCGGCGTTTCCGAGCGCTTTTACCATTAAGCTATCCAGCAGTATACCTCAGAATTTAATTCTCACTATCCAAGCTACGTCGCGTTCCAATATGATCACTCTTGGCAACCATGTCGTAACATATAGGTTTCTTTCGGCTCTGAGCAACCGGTGCAGCGTAAGGGGCTGCGTGTGGAGCGACTGACGGGGCACGATCCCGCAACATTCAGATTGGAAATCTGACGCTCTGCCAATTGAACTACAGTCGCATATAAACGAAATCAGAAACAGCCAACCATTCGTTTTACATTCTAGTTTTCTGGCGAACTGAAGAGTATTTATCCGATAGCTAGTCGGCTTACACCTTATTTCTCTTCTTGTCTGGCTTGACGTCCTTTACCGGTATGACGTCTTTCCGGTCGCCAATGTACGGCCAATCCACGAACGAGCTAGAACAACTGATTTCATATTTTGCAGTCAATGAGTTTTGAACTCATCCTCTTACTTCATCAGCAAGCGTGCTTACCAACTACACAATAACTGCACAATCACCCAGCTTACAAAGCACTACTGCACTCTTACGAGCGAGCTGGGAATAATAGTGGTCAAAGGAGATCAACAAACGGTACGCAACCATTCTATGACCGTGGTACGGGTAGAGGGGCACGATCCCTCACGCCTTTCGGCACGGACACCTAAAATCCGCGTGGCTGCCAGTTACACCATACCCGCATATAAATCGAGGGTGCAGGAATCGAACCTGCGGTCGTGGAGTCAAATTCCACTGCCTTATCCGCTTGGCTAATCCTCGTAATCTACCCAGCTTGCTATGCCACACTGCTCTGTTTCCAGAGAGCTGGGAATAATGTGAATGAAAAATTCTACATGCCCTTTCGGGCTGGTCCGAGTGACAGGTCATGATCCTGCGGCCTCATGCTCCCAAAGCACGCGCTCTTCCAACTGAGCTACACCCGGATATTAGTGCTACCGACCCGACTTGAACGGGCACGTCGTTGCCGACAGGAGATTTTAAGTCTCCGGTGTCTGCCATTCCACCACGGTAGCATATCAAAGCTGTCTGTCCAGCAGTCAACCGTCTTTCCGATTTGCCAATATTCTAGCACTTACCCATCTGCAAATGGGTTGGTAGCCCTACTCAGATTTGAACTGAGAATTTTACAAGGTTTGAGCTTGTTGCGTATGCCTAATTCCGCCATAGGGCCATATCGCCGGTCTTTCCCAGCTGTCAGCCCCGCGCAGGGCATTTTCGGAGGAAGAAAATATCTTAGTTATTCGTGCCGATTCTCATAGAATTCATTCCGTAACTGAATAATACCCTTCTTGCAAAAAGATTCCTGGTCTTTCTCTCGTTGCTCACGCATCCAACCATAGAACAGGTTATCCTCAGCAGTAAACAACTTTGCGGTATTTTCGTAATAGCCACGCTTCTGGACGCTCTGCATAACACCACGCAAGAACTTCCAGTGCTTATAATAAGGAAGCTTCAGCTTAAACATAAAATTGTTGTTATCTCTCAAAACAAAGCCTTCAATATGCTCGATGCCATGGTACAGATAATTCTCATTCATGACTTCTTCATACCAAGGATAGAATTCACTCCAGCTCTCAAAGATCTTAACCTTCTCCTTAATCTGCAAATGACACTTTTCAGCAACACGCTTCAGATCATCGTAATCCATCACACTGAAGTTCATATCATTCGCAACAATATCCAGCAAAACAATGTGCGGTTTCTTGTATTCGATGATATGAGCATCATTCACAGGATCAATCACTTCAAAAATGATGGAACCATTCTCTTTTGCAACCTCCTTCAAATTCTTACGGTCTTCATCAGAGGTCGTATCCATGAGAATCTTTCGGAACATATCTGCAAAAGGCCCTTCAGGAGTGGATTTACTTGCAATGAACATACCATCCTGTTCTGCATCATACGAGACAATGCCAAGAAATCCGTTTTCCTTCAGATATGCAGTCACCGGGAACTTCAAAGTGTTCTGTAGGTTTCCAATTCTCGTTTCATTCCGCTCATCGACCGCAAAGAACTTATCATAGCTTCGAGCTACAATCTTATTCGTCTTTGTGTTAATGAACAATCCCCTTGCTTTGGTAGAAACCTCATCCCAGTGCTTCTTATAAAATGCTTCACGAGAGAAGTTGAAAGAAGAAATATCTCCGAATCGCTTCTCAAACACATATTTGCTTTGACGCATCTTACTGACAAGTTCTGCGTTATCGAACTCAGTTTTCATTTCAACGGCAGTTTCAGTCTTTGGCTCCTCTTTTCGGAATACATCGTTCTTTGTTTCTACACATTTGATTGACTGACCGTGTTCAAGTTCCACGCAACGGAGATATCCACCAAACTCAATTTTTCCTTCGAGGTTGTAGCACCGATGCCCCATATCAATAGGAACATCCTGCACATTTCGATGACCGAATATCTGAATGTAGCTATCCGGCATCGATTTTTCCCAAGACTCAGCCACGGTTAGCATATCAGGATAGCGACCAACACCCTTTACCATCTGGTCAGTAGACACGAATGGTAGAAATTCAGGCAAATAACTCAAACCACCATGGCTAACGAAGTATCTTTTCTCGTCGTAATCAAAATAGGAGCACTGTCCTACTCTCGAATAAACCTTACGAGCCGTATTATGGTCAATCCCTGCTTTGAAAAGCTGCGGACGAGTGTAGTTTGCGAACTCCTCGCTCTGAACCGGTTCATCATGGCCCCACTTGTTCAGCCACCGTTCGTGATTTCCTTCAAGGAGAATTACATTCTTCCGATTATTGTCTACAACATCACAAAGGAACTTGAACATCTCTACATTCTCAATACCGCGATCCAGATAATCACCAACAAAAATGTACAGTTCATCATCCTTCAGGTCACCAAGGTACTCTTTCAAGCAACTGTAACATCCATGTACATCACCGATGATATGAATTTTGTTCCAGTTGTTAAAGTCCTGCGGAACATAGTTCAATTTCTCAAGGACATTTACATCTGACGAAAGTACAGTCACACCAGACGGAATCTTCTGTGTAGCAAATCGCGCATACATCTTATCAATAGCAGCATCTGGAACTCGCTTCAGAGGAGCACGAAGCGCATTACGCCGTTTACACTCATCAATCGGCAAATCAGTCATGTCGATGATGTACATTCTGTATCTGTACTGCTTTGCAAGATTCTTATAGCGATTGATTTCAACAGTTTTAGAGTTCGTTGCATCAATCACGGTAAATTCACCGTGAGACATCCGAACCTCCAACAGTTTAAAGAGCATATCCCAGACAACATCATCGTTCTGAGGAGAGATTTCCATTGTGCCAGCCGGGGTTTCCTGACCACCCTGACACATAAGGCGAATCGTATCGGCACTAAGCGTATACTTTTCCAGATCATGCTCTTTAATATAGGTGGATTTCCCGCATCCGGGTGCTCCACGGAAAAGAAGCAAAGTTCTCATTGTTTTCTCTCCTTTTACTTAACGCATTATCATTATTTATTCATTTCCAATTCTTTATAAAATGTCTATTTTAGTTTAGTATCCTGTGTCATATAGCTACGATGTTAAAATCAAGGGGCCGAAGCCCCCTGTTTTTAATTTTTGTGGAAGTATTCGACCCAACCCTTGTATCCTTGTCGGAAACTAACGTAAGCAACCTTACTACACTCTCGCCCAATAACATCCGCAAGAGAATCACCGCCTCTGTCAAAACCAAGTTTTGTGAAATTAAATCCTGGATGATTCTTGCAATAATTAAATACCTTTATATACTCACCATTTCTGACCAGATGCCTTCGATCCAAAGTCTTTTTGGGGCACCTTCTTTCAAGGATGTTGTTTAACCGCATAAGATAACTATGAATTGTATTTGTGGACATCTTCGGATCACTATCCACCCCAGTCCTATCCTCTGTTTTACGAAGGATGTAATCACCATTTATGACATAGAACGTTCTATATCCACCCATATTAGGCGCATCATACTGTTTTATTTCATAACACTGCTTGATGATATCCATCAACCTTGCGTCAACGTCAGTCCTATCGAGAACAGTACGAGATTCAAAGTCTACATCGTTAATTGTTAGATTAGAAACCTCATTAGAAGTAAGACCGATCCAGTACAAAACAGCAATCACATTCATACGAATTTGATACGCTTCTTCATACTTGTTTAAGAAGTCAACAAACTCATCAACCGATGCAAAATACTTGTCCTCGTACATATTGTCTGAGCTCACATCACTCTCTGAAAATTCAGCCAAATCATACACGCTTGTACGATTTTCGCTCTTGATGTAGCCAGTGATTATCGACTTCACATTTTTAAACGAACGACTTGAGTTTACCCAATTGTATTTGGCAAACATCTTTACAAAGTCATCTTTTGTGAAGTCGAATAGCCCATATCCGCACTCCGCTTCGTAGTCCATAACATGGTTAAGTGTCGATATAACAAACTCGCCGCTTCTATCAGAATACTTTTCAGCAAAAGCGTTGATCTTTTCTTCAGTAAGCATAATGGCACACTCCTTCTTATTATATGTAGTGTACCATTAACCCTTATAAAAAATCAAGCAAATGCGGCAAAATTCTGAAATTCCATAGTATGTTGTACGCCGCTCAGGAATGCTGCGAGCAAAAACGGTTCATCCTTGCATCTGGCCATTGCGATCATATTCATATGACGCTCAGACAAGACACCAAGCTTTTTGATGAACTGCCCTTTGTTAAGCGTATCAGTCTCTTCGCAGAGAACGATACTGTCAACTTCCAGAAAATCGCAATCTTCCTTTGAAAGCAGGACATGAACCGGAGAACGCTTGTATATTCTGGAAGACAACGGATTCCCTTTGATTGTGGGACTGAAGAAGTTGCGCTTGTTATTGCTTGTCACAACAAACGGTCGAATACCGCGCTGCTGATGACCTGTCGCATTGGATAGATCAACCAGCCAAACCTCTCCGACCTTTGGGTCAATATTGTTGTCCATAGTCTTTCTCCTCTATAATAGTGTAGCTCCGTTCCATAGCTATATTATACAGGATACCATCTCATAAGTCAAGAGGTTTTTGAAAATATTTTTAGTGCCCGTACAACTCAGGATTCTCTGACACAATCACACTGGTACTGCTGAAGATCATCTCATAGGCTTTTTCTTTGCTGGTAGGTCTAAGCTCCACCATTCTTACTTCATGACATTCTTGCTGCAGCTCAACATGATTCTCGTTCCCGAAAAAGCCAACACCTTTGACAACACCATGCGTCTCTGCGCTAATGTCGGCCATTTTGTTACAGACCATATGAACGTCTACCCCATTACAAACAAAACAAACCCACACTCGCTTTTTTCTTATGTACTTTAAAAAATCATCAACCCGTATAACTTTCAGAACCTTTCTCTCACTCATCAGAATACCGCCTTCCACTTACGCAAACAACTTTCAAGATATATTATACACAGCCTTTTGTTTTAGTCAATATATTTCACATCTTTTTGTTGTGCTATTTTATCAAAATTTTAGATGATACCATTTACTCAGCATCATCCACAACCAAATTTACGTTATAATAGAACCTGTGTGCGCCAAATTGTCCAGCAAATGTTGCTCCTCGCTCGTGCCAACTGCCGGGAGCTGCCGCCGGGGTCACAAACCATTGGATTGGTTTGTCTGAAATTTTAGCGCCGTAATCAAACACCATAGACACAGCCAGTTCGTTCTCTGCTGTCACCTTCCTATTATATAAGGTACTGTACCCGTACTTCTTAAAAACTTCCTGAATTGTAATTCCATCAATCACAGCGGAGTCATATAAGCACTGGGCGACAGCCATCTGACCTTCCATATTGTCCGCACCTGCTTCACAAGCAACAATCTGTTCTGCAAGAGCACGTTCGTCGTCGGTCAGTTCATATGTTGCTTGCTCAAAATTAACAACCTTAGTCTCCTTGATCGTTTTCACAAGAATCTCTGGTAATTCATTTTGTGTTGCCTGCGCAATATTTTCGTTCTGACTACTATTATACATGTATGAATGGTCGTCTGCGTGATGTTTTGGTATCACTTTGAACGCCAAGTTCCCTGCCAGCAGTGCCATAATACATATAATAGCAACATTTTGCTCACGGTTTATTAACAAATTAGAGTTAATAAGAATCACTTCCTTTCAAAAATATTGGTTTTATAAGTCATACTCTGCAATGTATGGCCCATACAGACATCTTTTTACATCGTTGTTGAATAGCATACAAGCCACTTTTCCAAATGTTTGATATGCAGCCTCTACGACTTCAAGTTGAAGTGCCTCTGGAACATCTTGCAACTGCAGCAAGTTAAGCGTTCTGCTGTACACTCCATCGTTTTTATCTTTCTTGAGACATATAACATCAAACATATCATCACAAAGCGCAAGAAGTTCAGCAGGGCCAAGATTGTTGTTAATGTATCGTCGAGCAGATTCTCGTTTGGAATCTGGAATCTCTATAAGTTTCATAAGACTGCCTCCTATAAAAGATTAGTTTTACTCAAGCCAATTGATGAAATATCCGTTGTACTTAAACTCTTTTGCCTCATTCGCGGCCTTAATCAGATTCTCCGCAAAAGCAATCGCCTCATCCGGCGACAATGTTCGTCCAGGAAAACATACTTTGCTACCGATTGAAGTGTCAATTCCATCTCCACTTCTGCAAATTTCAATGCCACTTCCGTAAGATTTCCTTCTCTGCTTCAAGTCTTCTATATTGTAATCAGAATATTTCACTTTGTCCATGTGAACTCTCCTCCTTAAATCTCAGCTTTTATCAAGCATTGCAGTCTTTTCATTCCAATACTCTTCAGCCTCTTTAGCGGAATCGAAAAACAACCCGCCAAGTGCTTCTTCTTGGTCATCACAGCGAAGAATGCAACTCATCCATTCTTTGTGATGTAAGGCATACAATGCCATGCCGTAATCCGGGTCTTTCTCAAAATCACATCCGAGCGAACCTTTCCACTTTTCGTCAACATCGTACACACTAATGGAAACCGCTTCATGCCCACAAAATGGGCACTTATTCAATTTAACCATCCTACAATCTCCTTAAATCTCAGCTCTTATCACATCAACTACGTTCTTTAATCAAACCATTAGCCGATGCCTCTGCTCTTAATTTTATGAGTTCTTTCTTTGTTTCAAAATTTTTCTCATATCTTTCCATAAAAGCCCGAACGTTCATGTTCTTCTGGTTATTCGGAAAGATAAATTCATCTAAAATACCATCTTTTGTTACCGTATAAATATCCTTTGATGTATACTGTTTTTTCAATTTCACCTCAAAGCCATGTTTTAATAGCCAAGAGATAGCTAGTTCCTCTTGTTTATTAAAGTCCCATTTTTTATTTTCAAGTCCTTGTAAATTCATAAGTCCACCTCATTCCATGCTTGCGCATTCTGTGATTATGCAAAGTTTAACAGCATAACCAGTTATCGTCAAGCTTTTTACAGCAATCTCATAAGAACCCGGATTTTATCACTTTCCGTCCATTGCATCCTCAAGCTTGCCATTGATGGAATCAATTTCACGCATTAGCTTACAACGCCAATCACCATCTTTATCAAGCCTAAAACACAGATCCTTGTCTCCGCTCCTATAACCCATATAGCATCCAGACCGGCACAGGCTTGTTGCATCAAGTGCGTCTTGTATAACTCGTGCTTCATTGAGAGTCAAATCAATCTTCATCTTGTTTCTCTCCAATCAAACTTCTGACCACAATCTCTACAATAATGGTCATACTCACTTGTAATTACGGTATTGCATTTGGGACAACG